CAATTTAGTTCTCGCTTTGATAGAGTTTACAAGACCTCTTGTGTAACCCGCTGATGCGAACCATGGGAACGCTATGTTATCTGTTAACGCTAAGTTTCTACAAACTTCTCCTGTTGGTGGTAAGTAGATTTGTGTGTTGTTCACAGTATCTCTTACTAAAATCCATGGGTAGTAAGTTGCAGTGTAGTTAGAGTCAATTACTGTATTATCTAAGTTATCAACCGCCTCTTGTGGGTAGATGATATCTAAAGAGTTAGTTCCATCTGGAGTGTACATTAAGTAGTCAGGAGTTGTTGCGATATACACAGAGTCAGCTCTTGAATATTGTACCATATCGATAGCTTCTTCAACAAGGTTTGAGTTGTTAACATAATCAATTGATGAAGTTGCGAACACGTTAATGTTTGTTGCTTCAGGATTACCAAATGTTAATATACCAAGTAAGTAAGCGTAGTAATCGGTGTTAGCAAAATCTTGAGTATTATTAGCGACAACAATTCTCTTGAATAAACCTTGACCCGTTGCTGTTGGATATCTTGTAGAAGCTGATGCTCCCGCTAAATAACCTGATGAACCTAATTGGAATCTATCTTGGTTGGTTCTGAATTCTCTATAAACATCCCATCCGTCAAATCCACCCGCAAAACATAATGTATATTTTCTTGAGTAGATGAAGTAATAAGGGTTCTCTTGAGTTTCAGGGTCGAATCTGAAATCCGCAACACCACACTCGAAAGCTGTTTGACCACTTGATAAGTATGAGTTTGCGATTGTAACTACAGTAGCACCTGAGTCCATGTGGAAACCTCTACTTAAATAGTTCCAAGCCTGTCCTTCAATAGGTAATGCTGAGTTAACCCAATTTATAGGGTTTTGTCTACCTTTATAAGTTAAGAATGATTCATCAATACCAAATTGACTTGAGAATCCTAAATAACTTCTTCTAACTATATCTCCTGCAGATTCAGTAGCGTTAGCCGTTGTTCCAAATGGAGGGTTATAAATAACTTCACCTGGGAAGTAATATTTTGTTTTGAATTGTGGTACTGGTGAAATGTTCGCAGTTGATTCATATTCTCTTTGTGTGTATCCGTAGAATCCACAAGGAATAGCATCAATCGGAGCCTCGTCAGCCAATTCAATCATTATAAATTTAGATATCAAAGCGTATTCACCGTTTGATGAACCAATTTTCTTAGCAACAAAGTTGTTAGAACCTGGGTCCATATTACAGTTAGTAAATTTTTCAATAACAACAGGATTTGCATCCGTATCAAAGAAGTTTCTTACTAACACATCAAAAGTCATATTGTTGAATGATAAGTTAGCAATAGAAACCTTAACCTCAACGTTCGCAGCATCTCCGTCAGAGATTGAAATGAATTTGAATAATTTGTAAACCTTATTACCTCTTAACTCAGATACTAAGAAAGGAGTTTCAGGTGATTGGTATTTTTCAACTTTGTAAGCGATTGATTGTGAGTTTTCACTTCTAGCATCTTCTAACGCAATTAACTCAGGATTGATACCTTTGATATATCCTTGGTTGTAAGCGTAAGCTAATGAACTTGGATAAATCTCTTCGACAAACAAAGGAACTTCGTTTCTTGTTTTTCCAAAGTTATCAACTCCTAATACTTTAGTTATGTATTTAGGTGATGCAGCAGACAATGATGTTTCAAATGAAAAGTTATCACCGTCTTTAGTAATACCTGATAATAAAAATCCTTCAAATGGTGAATCAGTTATACCTGAGTATTCTCCCGACGCAACTAATGTTACATCAGTAAGTCCACTAACTTCATAAACAGGTCCATGTTGACCAAGGTCTGCATTATTTGAATACAACGAAATACCTCTTGAACGTAAAGTTGCAATAACCATGTTATTGTACTCAGTGTAAGCTGTTCCTGTAAAACTAAATACTTCACCTGTAATTTGACCTGTAAAAGTACCATTATTATTATTAGTTAATGATGACACATTATAGTAGAATGAATATCCTGTATAATTGTTATTAACATTTGCGTCATTACTAAATGTTGCGTAGTACCAAGGGTCGTTAGCATCTGAACTTAAATCGTTAGTATCTAAATTATTAGATTCAGAACCAAAAACATTAAGTTGGTTTGAATATTGACTAACTAAATTCCAATAATCAGGTGATGGTATTGAGCCATAAAACGCGACTGTTGTTGCAGATAAAGATGGGGTGTCAATAATATTACTTAAATTACTATTGAAATCATCGTTATAGGTTGATGTACTACCATCAGATAATCTGTATTGGTTGTATAAATTAACTTGAATATCGTTAGGTAATGCTCCACCAACAAACTCAATAGTAGTACCTGATGTAGCACCTGTGAATGTTGTGTTGAATACCGTACCTCCCGTTGGGGCAATGATACCAATAGTTAATGGGTCAACGTTGGCAGTAACTCTAATACTCCAAGACGGACCCGCGTCATATCCTGACAAACCTAATACTCTTGTAACAAACAATTGGTTAGATTGTTGTAAGTATGACTTGGCAATGTATGCCGCCTCATATTTTGGAATTTGTGTGTTTACAAATTTTACTGGTTCTGTTCCACCAAAATACGCTTGGAACTCGTCGTAGTTAGTTATAAAAACAGGTTCGAATGCGGGTCCTTTAATTGTTTCCCCGACCAACCCTAAGGTTGTAACACCGACACTCTGTGCTACGAACGAAAGGTCCGTTTCAGATGTATATACTCCAGGTGATACAAAAACTTTTTGATTTGCTTGTGCTGTTGCCATTATTTAATTAATTCTATTGCAGATTTATTTTATTGATAAATATTCGTTACTAATACAAAAAACTTGACTTTTGAATATGTATTTGTAAACGGTATGAATAAATTCTACCTTTTTTCTACCTATGAAAGCAACTAAAGAAATTAAGAACATCAAAATTGACCCTGAAGTACACGAGATATTAAAAAAGTACTGTGAGAAACGTGGAATGAAGATTTACAAATTTTTAGAAAATTTGATAATAGAGAGGTGTAAAGAAAAGAAAGATATCTACGGAGAGAATTAAACTAAGATGTTATCAAACTTGATGTACGACTCTTGAGTATTGTCAGTTTTAATAACTTCGATTCTTAATTCATCATTTGTGGTAATTTGAATTTTTTGTACATCAGTACCATAATAGTCACCGTTGATGTAGACATCGTATGATTCAACATTATCTGAACTAAGCCAAGTTAAGTTTGCGGTATACGCCACCACATCATTTAAAACATTGTTACCAACAACGTATAAAAAATTAGAAAGAAATTCGTCAGGATTTTCAGGGGATTTGTTTCTTCTCTTTTTAAATGTAGAAGTATCAAGTTCCATAACCTGAGCAACTCGAGCAATTGCAGGTTTAACTTCAAACTCTTCTTCGTCAATTAAATAACCTAACATTGTAAAGTCATAACTTTGAACATAATACTTTCTTGACTCCAAACTCATTTGAGATTCATCAGAAACATTGTTCATAATAATTGGAACATACTGACCTTTAATAAACGTATATGCTTGTCTTGATGAGAATTTCTGCATAATCACTTTATTCAGTTGGTTAAGTTCTCTCATTCTATTACAAATAATTTTAACACTGTAATTAATGTCCACAGGAACAGGTTGAGGTATTGTATAGATATCCATACCTTGCTCATTACCATTCCATGTTGGAACCGAGGCATAATAAAATTGTTTTCTATTTGGGATTGTATATTGTAATGAAGGGTTAGTTCCAAATTTTACTTCAGGATTTCTAACCACAGTAATGAATGGTGGAGAAGGGTTATAATCTAAATCAACAAATAACGCAGTTTCCACGTACTGAGTCCAATTTTGAGTTGTAATAATAATATCAACCATAGGTACAACTTTACCTGCGGTTATAACTTCTAAGTCTCCCTTAACAAAATCTAACATCCCCCTATCCAAATCGGCATGTAATACCGACTTAGGTAAGTAAGTTCCGTCTTCATTAATATACTCCAACAACTGTTCCCTACGAGCGGACAACGTCTTCTTAGGTACTAATGGTAATGTTGGTTTAACTATGTTTCTTGGTAATGGCATTATTCTTTAACTACAAATAGTTTATTTTGTGAATTTATCATATCAACCTCTTTGGCGTTATATACAGGTTCTTCACTATCTTTATATATAAACGAATTATGTTTATACGGATTATAAGTTACAATCTTATCAGATGATGGAGATGGAATATCATCACAAGGGTATTCGCAATAGTCTAATAATCTTCCAATAACAAACGCGTGTACGTTCTTACTCTTTTGTTGTCGAACCCTTTCGTTTCCACCTTGTCTAACCCTAAACTCAACATCCCCTAATTTAACATAGTCAGCGTGTAATATTACTTTACTATCATATGTAACCGAGAAAGTGTGTTTATGTAAATTATAGTACACCATAACTTTTTTACCAATAAAGATAGAATCAAACTGAGACCCTGTTATGATTACTTTCATTATATTCCTCTAAATTCGTTTTCACTTACGTATGTTGCAATAATACTTCTATAGAAAGGTTTGTATCCACCATAAGTGTGTTTATTATCTGACTTAACATATCCGTCATCAGACACCACATAATATCTTACCCTGTCTTCTGTTTCATAATATCCAATATAATCACCTTGGAATATCTCAACACTCATATCATCAAGAGTTTTCTGATAAATAGAAAACTTCATATTACCAGGTTCTTGTTGTTCCACTTTAGAATTACCTAATAATTTATGTGCAGGTGCCATAACTTGAACTAAACCTTGTAATTCAATAGGTGCCAAGAATTGGATACCGTCTTCAGTTACTTCACCATAAACGTCATCAGTTTTGGTTTTATACCTATCAACACGATACAATACTATGGTGAAGTTCATATCACCTAATAACCACTCCTCACCCATACCAATGTCGAGCGAATAATCCTCAGCTCCGAAGAACTTACCTAATCTTGTAATTGGGACTAATTTTTGCATATATTGATAAATACTCAAACATTAACTATATTTAAATCAAATATGAAAATCAGTCCTCCGTTAAAAATATACATTAAGGATAGCCCTCTACATAACTTAGGGGTTTTTTCTTCACAAAAAATTAAAAAAAGTGAAGTAATAGATGTATGTCCTTTCTTATCATTTCCCCAAAGTTCGAGGGAAACAATACCTGTTTTTACAAACTATGCATTTTGTTATCCCCGTTCTGAGAATTGGACAACACACGCATTAGTTATGGGATATGGGTCATATTATAATCATTCCGAGACACCAAGTGTTGATTGGAAGACTAATGAAGAAGACCGAACTTTTATATTCTTTTCCTTAAGAGATATTAATAAAGGTGAAGAATTATTCATAAACTACGGTAACGGAAGTATTTTTTAAAAATGGATGCGAGTTTAGAGTCAAAGGCGATGACCTTATTAGAAACCTATAATGGTGGGAACAATTATATTATTGAACTCAAAAGAAAGTCACAAATAAATAAAAGGTTTTACCCTACGAGAAGTCAGTCAGAGTACATAATAAACAACCACGACAAACAACCTAAGGTTGCAAAGAAGTGGGTAATACTTGATGCTTACTTCGCACAGAAACTTGCTGACGATAAACTTATGACTGAAATACCTGAAAAGGTATGGGTTGAAAAGTTACTTGCTGATAAAGAAAAGGCGTTTCACATTTGGGGTAAAGTAACTGAATCAGAACAATTACATGATTTTTGGTTACCAAAGGCCGCAATCATTAAAGACAATACCGTAAAGGATGTTGTTATTAATTATGACAAATATTCTCACCGTCCTCCACTTGAACATCAAAAAGAATCCATTCAAAAATTAGTTGAAAATAAGAAGTTTATTCTTGCTGATGATATGGGTCTTGGAAAAACAACCTCAACAATTATAGCGGCATTAGAATCAGGTTCTAAAAAAGTATTAATCATTTGTCCAGCAACTTTAAAAATTAACTGGAAAAGAGAGATTGAAAATTATTCAGACAAACCAGTTTATAT